CGCGAGGAGGTGCAGGGCCACCACGGTTTTGCCGAACCCACAGGGAAGTTCAAGGAGTCCGCTGCCTGCCGCCAAAAAGGCGTCAATGGCGGGTTCTTGGGCGGGACGAATGGCGCCAACAAAGTCTAGCGCAATAGTTTCAGGCGGCGGAAGTCGCGAGGGTGCGACGCCAAAGCGCCGTTCACCGTAGAAGCGGGGGACGTAGATCTTGTTGGCATTTTCGCGGTAGGCAAAAAACGGCGGGCCAGGCTGGTACATGGCTTTGGGCGTAAACATCAAGTCGCGCCGAACATCACTGAGGTCCCGCCCCGTTTTCGAAATGGTGTATCCTTTCTGACCGATGTACATTTTTGTTACGTGAAAAAGTTGATGCTTTGCTGCATCAATTTTTTTTGTGTGAGTCTACTATGCGTCCGTCCGAGCTTGTGGTGGCAGGGATTCTATGTGGGCTCATTGTAGTCGACTTGCCCATTCCATCGTTTTTGTTGGCGTTCATTGGAAGTATGCCAGGGGTGGTTGTTTTGTTAGGGATTGTCTACTATTTGTTCACGCAGAGCCCTGTGTTGGGAATTTTGTCGTTTGTCGCCTCGTACGTCCTGCTGAAAAAGAGCGGGATGCTTGACAGTGGCTTAGAGCGCATTGCCACTAAGCATATGGAAATGCCCACGATGCCCAGTGTCAACATGGACGGCGTGTTGTTTACGCCTTCGTCTCAGTTTGCCGAAACGCTGGAAGAAAGTATCGTAAAAAGTTTAGTTCCTTTAGTGCGAGACACGTCAGGCCCGTTTTTTAACGTCTCAGGCTCCGTCGACGATACGCATAACGCCTCTGGCGTCTAGTTCCGCCCATGATGCGAGGGGTTTTGGTTGTTGGCGGAGACGTGTCGGATTCAATGGGGTGCACGGCAAACGGAGACTCTGTGTCTGTAGGCGAAGGACTCATCGGGCGAAACTCCGAAGCACTTTCGGTTGGAACAGACGGCGGTTCGCTTGAGGGCATGACTTCAGCTGGCATGGACTCGGCTGGCATGGCGTCGTTCGATTCCGTGCTTTGCATGGACTCAGCTGGCATGACTTCAGCTGACATGGACTCAGCTGGCATGGATTCGGCAACGGGTTCAGTAGATTGGGGCATGGCGTCGTTCGATTCCGTGCTTTGTACGACTTGATCCGTGTCTTCCCTGGACTCCGTATGCGATTTAAGGGTTTCGGCAGTGGTTTCAAGTGTTTTTTTGGCGTCTCTTAGCTCCAAGAGATCACGTTTAATGGCATTTCCCTGCTGGAGAAGGTCAATCACTTTGGTCTTGATGCTGTCCAGCTCCACTAATTTACCCTTGATGGTTTGTTTGATCGTACCCAATTGGGTTTGAAACGTTGTCATGACACCGTTCAGGGCGGATCCGTTCGGCGTCTCGGTCGTTTCCGTCACGGCGGGTTCCGACCCAAATAAATTTCCAAAAAAACTAGGGGACGCCCCTCCGCGAAGTCGACGCGTCATTGCATACTCCCAAGATTATAATTACCAATAACAACTTGATTCAATTGCCGCGTGCCCTTGCGGCTTCACTGTAGGGCGCTTCCAATCAGAAGTCAAGTGCATGGTCAGCATCTCCTTACGCTCCTTAATCCAGCGCCCTCCGTAAAGTCCAAAGTACATTTGAAGGACGCCGCCTACGTAAATGGCCGACCGACCTTTGGAGTAGATGTAGCCACAGAGCGGGTTGCCGTAGCCACCGCAAGAGCAGAGGGCCACGTCAAACTCCAAGGCGTCGACGGCACTGCATAAGTCCGCGAACTCAAGGGTCCAGACCCGACTGGGCTCGGTACCGTGGGTTTGCGGAGGCTTAAGGTACACAAACGAGCAATCAGGGAAAAGGTCAGTGCAGTAGGCGGGAGGCTGTGTTTGTATCATGTCGACAAACGGCGACACGATGAGCAGGCGGCACCCACGCAAGGCGTGGGTCCACGGCGCGCTTAAGTAGTGAAAGACGTCAAACGCGAAAGCTGCCACTTGAGGCTTTGGAAATCGCTCCTGAAGCCAGCGCTGACTGGTTTCAATGTGACGCGTATAATTGCTCCAGGGCTCCCACGAGGCGTAGAGGTGGCACTGCTGAAAGGGTTTGAGGTAGGCCTCTCTGTAAGCGCTGACGGATGCGGCATCGGTGAAATGGATACCTGCGTTGTTTTTCATCACCTCGCGCAAGCGGTCAGGAAGCGTCTGCGAGCATGCCGTATTGTTCTCAATGCCTGCAACCCGCGGCACGACAAAGGGGCGTGGGCACGTGCGAAGGTAGGCGGCCAGACGAGCATGGCTGCCCAAAAAATCGTAGGTGTGCACTGCGGGCTGGATAGTCGAAAGCGGAATATTGTAGAGGATGCAATCCGTATCGGCGGGGCACACAAAAAGGTAGGGGGGTGGAAGAAATCCTGGGTATGCGCGTGCACCGTCGGCATGGCAGTGATGGGTATGAATGAGGAGGGGGTCGTTGTAGATCGTGACGCCCATGGCGGCAAACAGGTAGCATACCTTGTTGTCGCACCCAGGTTTTCCTAGAGGAAAGCGAAAGGCCTTGAGTTCGTTAACCTCAAAGTGTAGCGACGAGTGAACAATCCAGGTGTCTTGACTGTCTGCGCGCGGCCCGAAGAGTTTCCCCGAGGGGTACTCGTACCGCAAGAGGGCCATCATGGCGCGTTGGTCGTGAAGGTTGGTGCGCTGAACGTGAGCAATGGTCGAATCGAGAAAAATATCCGCGTTGACGAGCACGGTGTACCCTGGTTTGCGGTCCGTCCACGCATCACTGAAGAGAAGTCGACGCCCCACAACCGTTTGCGTAATTTTGGGGCAGGCAATACCGAGTTCGCTTTCGGTGTAGATGCGCTCATTTAGCAGAGTAATGGTAGCGATAAAGGGGTTGCTGGCGTTTGCCAAAAGGACCCGCTGCAACTCTCCGAGACGAAATGGATCTGCGGGAAGAAAAAATTGGGTCACGAGATGGATGGGGTCGCCAGTAGGTTCTCCGAGAGCCGCAGGCCGCGAGACGGTTGCAAACATTTATTTTTTCAAGTACTGTATGTTTAAGCCGATCCCAGCGAGGGCAACGTAGATGAGCGCGGCCACGGAGTACGAGCGCGGGGACCGCATCAAAAAGAAGTACGAAAAAGTTAGGTCTGCCACGAGCCCTGCGGCGGAAAACGCCAACAAAATGGTTTGTTCAGGGGTGCGTTGCGGGATTCTCGAAAAGTACTGGCAGAGCCACGCAAAGAAAGGAATCGCCAAAACGTCGCCAATGTGGTCCATCATTTTCAAAAAGGGAGCGACAATTTTGTGACGCCTTGAAAATACGAATCGTCCACACAACTTTTTCTTTCATGGCGTCGGCGGGTGCTGTGATGCAAATTCCCGTCGTAGGGCGAGGCCTTGTATTTCGCATGAAGGCCGACTCTATGCTTTTGGCAAAACTTGTCGAGGGCCCAGGCGTTGACATTGGCGTTGGCAGCTGGCGTGTACCAACCGACTTTGTTGTAGTCACTGCGAAAAAAGCATCGATGCAGTTTGTGGCAACAACCAAGACGTCCTGCGAGATTGCAGAGGCCATCTCGCGCAGCAAAAGCAGGCACCCGCACGCCACCGTATCCGTTCAGGGAAGCATGGGGCTGAAACAGATTCAAAAACGGGTGCACGAGTCGTCAACGTATCGCCCCGTGTTGATCAACGTGGGAACGATTGTCGAAGGTAATGTGGCGGGCTCTAGAATTTATGCGCTAGTCCTGAAACAAGACGGGTCCAGCCTTATTTGCGTGCATCTTGTAAAAACCAAACGAGACCCTCTTTGGCGCGATCTTGGTATTGTGGAGCACAACGTGGTGGGTATGTTGGTGTCAACGGCAACCCAAGTAGCGTACACCGAGGAAACTGCGAGCATGGCCCGCGAAATTCTTTATATGAACGGCGAGTCCAAAAAAGATGCAATGCCCGAGTGTGCCAACTGCGCCGACGAGCGTACCGATTTGCGTCTTTGCGCGCGTTGCAACTTGGTGGCGTACTGCGGCAAGGCGTGTCAAAAGCAGCATTGGAAACGCGCTCATAAATCAGTGTGTGTCCCGTTGGGTGGTCGAGGCAGAACGCCACTGCCGCCTCCTCCAAGTGATGCATGCCCCATTTGTTGCGATAGCCTGGAAGATGCAACGGCAATGCGTTGCGGTCATCGGGTGCACGCAGATTGCTTGATTAAAAATTTTCAGGTGGCAGGAGATTCGCGATGCCCGCTTTGCCGAAATTAAATAAAATTAACGCCCTTAAAAACCATGAGATTTGATTTTGTGTTTTCATATTGGCTTTTAGTATGGTTTCTTGTCTATCTTATCCTAGGAGGCCCGTCGCCGAAATGGTGGATTGGGGTCGCACTTGCCTATGAAGGCTTAACACTGGTTACGTATTACGTGTATCGCTATCCGACAAAGCTCGTGCTTTTTTTTATTTGCATGACCGTAAAAATGAAGCTCATACCGCTTTGGGTGATGAGAAACGATAAAATAAAAACGAGGGACATTGGTGCAGGAGCAATATTATTTGCAGTGTACGTAGGCTGGCTCGCCCTCAATAAAACCTCGCCTTTGAAGGTATATAAGAAGTCGCTCCAGGAGATAAAGGACGGTGTGCCGTCATCACCTATGGCCAAACTTGTTTTTAAGAGCGACGAAAGATTAAAAATAAGAGGTGTCTAAAAGTATGGACTTTAATTTGGACTTGTCCAAGTACAGCGTGCGCGATTTGCAAGCCATGTTCAAGCTTGGCGAATGCTACACGGCAAGCGAGTTGGACGAAAAAGAAACCCTCATACGGTCGCAGTTGGTGACGAAAGGAATGAACGATTCTCTCAAGGGAAACCTGACCCGTTTTTTACTGGACGCCAAAGGATTGCTTCAAAAGGAAATTTCGGGCAACGGTATGATTCCCACTCCGCCCATTTACATTCCTGCAAAATTGGAAGAATACGTGGCGGGCAGCGTGAACCCGTACGAGCGACGCACACAAACGAAGTGCGTGTGCGTCGATTCGGTGTTTCGTGTTGGGCTCTTCAAAGAAAGTGGGGTGGAGGTACCGCAAGAGCTGGCAACCGATTTTATGTATACGTTACCCGAATCAATCAAAAATGCCGTTTCCATGCGCCTGGCTGCCATCGAGATGCCTGAGGTATTTGCCTTTTCGGTCCGTAACAATTCCAACATCTTTCGACTCAAGGTGAAGAACGGTCCGAACGGAGATGAAACGTTCACCATAACACTTGCCGAAGGCAATTACGCCGTCGGCGAAATGTCGCAACTCATGCAGGAAGCGCTATCGAGCGTTCCGTACGTAGTCGTGATCGTGACCGCGCAACGCACGACGATACGGCTGCGCGCCATAGACTCAACTATTTCTGTATTCAATCCCGAGTCTCCTAATTATGCGCCATTGACGCAAGTGGACGTCGAGTTCGGGATCGAGGGAAAAAATCTAGCAGCGACAGCGGGGTGGACGT